ATAATCCTTGAAAAGAATTCAAGTAATAGTTAATCCATTTAACTGAAAATTTAGGTAAGTTTATTATTTTTTTTATTATTTCCATAATTTATTCCTTGTGGATTAGGCCCCTTTCGAGGTGGAAGTTGATCCCATTTTACATTAGGCATATTTTTTGTAAGTGTAGGATTTCTCTCCGTTTTGTTTCTCAATGATTGTTTATAACTATCATTCAAATCAGATTGTTCTTGTTCCATTTTATTTTTCATTTATTTTTTCCATACGTATTATACACCCTTTTGGGAATACATTTCTATCAGAAAACAACTCATCATTCTCTTCATAACTTGCAAACGTTCTTATATTTTTTCTATCTTTATTTAATAAATATGCATGAGTTACCATTATAGATGGCATGAACCCTAATGCTGTATGTAGATCTGCATGTCCGGAATCTCCAGTGATATCCAACCAAGTAATTTTGTAAAAATAATATCTTTTCTTTTTTATTGTGACAGATTTGTATTTTGATTTTTTAAGTTTTCTCATATCAATCCTTATACTATAGGGGAATTTTTAGGCAAATTTGTTTTTTTAAAAACCAAAAAATCCCTCGCGCGCCGAGTACATAAAAATAAACAGCCAATACCAATGCTTATTTAACCTCTATGCAGTTCTTGCATATACTAACCATACTTTTACTACTGTGCCAGAGCAAAATCGTCTACTATTCAACAATACTGTCAAGTGTGCCATGATGTGCCACTCAAAACAGCTCCTTTGGCACAGCTATTAGTCAACAATACCAACGATAAAGTGTTAAATTTGGCAAGTGTGCCACTGTGCCAAGCACTTTTTTTTTCTAAAAAAAAAAAAAATTACCCTAGAATTCCCCTATACCACGGCACAGTTTAGAATAGTTTTAAAGTTTGTATCTTTTTGTGCCATTTATTATTATTTTTTTAACACCAGTTCCTTGCAATTCTATTGTTGCATAAGGTTTCCACGCTTTACGCACCAAGTTCAACTCTAAAATAAAATTAGACCACTGTTTCGGTGTTATATCTTTACTTTGTATTATTATTTTTTTCATAATTTTGTGGGGCCTCCACGCTAGCTTTGGCCCCATGTCCCAGGGAACAATTTAACTCTGTTTAAATGTCCTTGATTTAAATAATTCATTTTTATCTGCCTTTATTACAAGTCTAGCAGGATTAGAGTCACCAATAATATTACTTTCTTGTATCTCAATACGCCTAACATCTTCTAAATGTCCAGTCATGGTCTCAATATAGACAGGACAATCAGATATCATGGTGCCTTTTTGTCCATTGGTGAATTGATCTAATATTTGTTGTAAGTCTCGAAGTCTCATTTGTTTAATCTATCTTCCTTTCTTTTTTCCGGATACATTTCGCTATGTCTTCTTGCCACATTTTTGACAAGTTTATACCACTTTTCCTTCCACATCTTTTTCATCTCACCTTCAGTTTTATTGTATGCAATTGCAATACTATCCAACTGTTTTATGTCTTTGTTTATAGTACTCATCTACCCTCCTTAAAAAGTCATGTTTATATTTTTGAAATTCCTTACCTTCAATAACAAATTCCTGGTAGTAATTATCTTTACTACACATCATCACCACACCTTTGGTAATTTCTGTTTTGTAGATAAAATTGTGGGCCATTGCGTAGGCCGCTAATTGAAGACAGTAATCCCCGATCCACTCTCGGCGCTTCGGTTTATTCGTTTGTTTAAAATCTATTATAGCATCACTACCCTTGTGTACCCCAACGAGATCAGTTTGCCCCGCATATAGCCCAGGATAGTACAAAGTACATTCCGTGCCGTAGTACAAGGGTACATTGCATAGACCCTGCTCTATGACCCTTATAGCCATGTTATGAGCCTGTTTTCCAACGTTGGTCTCATCCAAATAACCTTTATCTAATATATACATCTCAAGTATCTTATGCATCGCGGTGCCTCGTGCAGCAGACTCATCCACGATCCGCGTAGCTGTAGCCTCTCCCATCTTCTCTCGCCACTTTTTTAACCCTTCCTTTTTCTCGGCCGGTTCAGTTGCGGATAATATAGTTGTAACACTTGGTAGTTTTTCTTTATCATTAATATTATAATGACGTCTACCTTCTATCGCTTCGCGTACCGTCTTCGGGTATATAAATTTATTATTTCTTATCATTAGTGTTTTAACCCAAACCTTCCATCTTTTATTAGTTTAATTAAATCATCTAATGCATGAAAAATAACAATACCTCCTTCAACAGTATGTTCTATTTCTTTTAAATATTTTTTCATTCTATTATTTTTTTTAACATCATCGGTCCTTAAATAGTCCCAATCTCTATGTCCATATTTTTCTATACAATATTCGTCTATTACATCATTTACATTTTTCATATGTTCCTTAAGTCATTGATATTATTAAGTTTATTTAACTTCTCTTGTTTTATTTCATAGAGTGGAGCGTTTGTTTTAAAAGAAACTCCATCATCTCTTGTTCTAGTATCTCCCTTATCATAAAAGTCAGCGGTCTCTAAAAAATTTTTCTTATCTAACCAACCACAAAGCTGTACCTTTTTTGTATTACGATTTATATTTATGAATAACAAAATATCAGAAGGTATTTCTTTTTGATAACCAACAAAGTTATGAACCCAATCATCTCTCATATCATGTTTACGGAGCATAGATTTTACATCTATCTTTTTACCATTCACTAAAATAACAGTATCAATTCTACCTTCATTATAATTTGGTGGGTCCATTTCTAATAATCGATAAGTAGTTAACTCACCAATTAAACCTGTGTATTGTTTTTCATAGTTGCCGTTAAAACCAGAACTACGATTTCCAAAGTTTTTATATTTTAAAACTTCAACAGCTTTTTGTCTGTCATAATTATTTATTTCTATATTAATCATTTTACAAATATTTCCTTTGGTTTTCTACCTGGTAGAAATGCTTTTACTAATGGTGCATCATCCAATCCATCCATAGAATCTATATAAACTTCTAATGGACCTGCATGAGTTTCCATTGTTATAAAACAACATCCTTTTGATCTAATATCAAAGTGTATGCCTTTAGCATAACGATCTTCAAAGTTATTTTTTCTACGTATTGTCATATGTTCTTTGTCTCTTCTTACTCTTTTCATTATTTATCCTTTCTTTAATTTTTAATCCACATTTTGTAGTGTTCAAAATTTACTACATTATCTTTAGTCGGTTCAGAAATATTAGTGTAGTGTTCAATCACTTGTGTAATTTTACCTAGCTTTGTATGAGCATAAGGAAATAATAAACAACACACCTTAAACGCATCGCGAAACACACACCTCCATTTATATTGTTTAAGATAAGGAGTGCCATCTACTCTTTTACCTTTTACTTTTTTAGGTCTTAAAGTACCAACTCCTAAAACTTCGTGCAACCAAATCAAAACACTACGATCAGTCATAGTAACTTCCATAGAAATTCTCATAGAGTTAGACATTCTATACCCTGGTTTTTTATGATTTTTCTTTTTCTCAACACCACGTTTTATATTAATACTTCCCTCACCATCAAAGAGTCCTGCTATATAAGCAATATCAACGTCTTGCATCAATACAATTATTATCGTTAATTAATTGTTCGTGAATTTCTGCATCAATTTCACCTTGTGACTTACAAGTAGGACATTGATGGACTTCTGTATAAGACGAACTATTTATTCTTAAATAACCATTACCTTTACAATGGTCACAAATTATTTTAGTCTTTTGTTTTTCCATTTTTATATCCTAATTTCTTTGCTGCACGACTAGCCAGTGCTTCAATTGTTTTACTAATTGTAAGTTGTGCATCTAAAAACTTACCATCTGCTAAATAGTTTAGCTTTTTGTAAGTATCTATTGGCACAGATACTGATTTAAACTTATTTGGATCTGCCATTTTTTATATACTCCTTTTTTATTTTAAACCATTTTGGTTGTGTTTTTCTTTCTTTTAAAACGTGTTCCATTAAGGATAAAGCTTCTTCTTGTATTTCTTTATTAGTTTTATTTGCTCCAACTCCGCCAGTAGAGTATTCAAAATTAATTTTTACTTCGTAATTAAAATTTCTCATATTTCCTTTCTTTGATTAGTATTAATATATGGGAATCTATACCAATAAAACAATGCTTGTCAAACAATTTATTTTAATATAAAAAGAAAGTCTCTTCTCACACCTTTTGTTTGTTCGTCCCTTTCTTGGGACGGGCAGACAATTTAGAATGATTCTTAAGTAGCTATTTTACCTTCGTCCTTTATAGGATTACATGTATAACGTGCAAAAAGTTGTTCATTATTTATCATTTCTCTAGTAAATAAAGACTCACTACCAAACAATAATTCATAAG